GCAGTCGTCGAGCGGGTAAGACTTATGCATCTTGCTATTATCTCATCGAAACATGCATGAAATTTGCGGAATCGACGTGCGCATACATCGCATTGACCCGTTCGAGCGCAAAGAAGCTCATGTGGGCCGAATTGCAGCGTGCAAACCGCAAATATTACCTAAATATCCACTTCAATAACTCAGAATTGACCGCGACCTTCCCGAATCACAGTCAAATCATCCTCACGGGTGCCAATGATGAAGCTGACATTGATAAGCTACGTGGCCTTAAATATCAGTTGGTTATTCTCGATGAGGCTGGTTCTTTTGGTCGTCACATTGATGCACTGGTCGAAGAGGTCTTGGAACCGGCGCTAATTGACTGTGATGGCACCTTGGCAATGATTGGTACGCCCACTGCGGCGTGCAGTGGGTTTTTCTATGAAGCATCGACAGGCATTCGGCCCGGATACAGCCAGCATCACTGGACCATTCTCGAAAACTCATACATCCCACACGCTGGAGAGTATCTCGACAAAAAGCGCGAGTCCAAAGGCTGGGGAGATGACAATCCAGTATACCTGCGAGAGTGGTGCGGACGTTGGGTTAGGTCAGACGATTCGCTTGTGTACCGCTATCACTCCCACAACATTGTTGACGGCCTCCCCGACGACCATGATTTTGAATACATCCTTGGCGTTGACCTTGGATACCACGATGCAACTGCCTTCGTCGTCATGGCTTATAGTCGAGACCTACCGTATGTCTTCATCGTCGATTGCCAAAAGCAGTCCAAGATGCTGCCAACCGACATTGCAGAGCGAATCGGTGATCTTGCCGACGAGTACGACTTTACCAGAATCGTCGCCGACACCGGCGGATTGGGTAAGTCTATTGTTGAAGAGTTTAAAGTTCGCTACGGGCTCCCTATTTACCCGGCGGAAAAAACCAAGAAGATGAGCTACATCGATATGATGAACTCAGACTTGGCCGATGGCATCCTCAAGGTAACACGAGGGTCTGACATTTTAGACGAGTGGCAGAACCTTCAGTGGGATGAAGACCATCGCAAAGAAGACCCTCGCTTTGACAACCACCTCGCTGATGCTGCGCTTTACGCCTGGCGAGAGTGCAGGCACTATAGATACGAGGCTCCAGTAGAAAAACCGAAGTATGGCACTCGAGAGTATTGGGACATGGTTGAGGACAATTACTGGGCCGAAGCAGAGAGAGATTTAGACCGCAATGAATCCGATAAGTGGTGGGCAGCGGGCACAGCAATTGAGAGGCTACAATGAACGAAGAAGATTATTTCTGGTGGGACTCATCCGAAGACAATCCGCATGATGCTATTTATTCTCTTCTTGAGAATCTTGATGAGCGATTAACTACCCGTGTTGATCACGATGTTCTTCATTTGTCTCTATATGAGAATTACTATAACAGCGCGTTAAGCCCTCTAAGGCTGCATACAAACCCTCTTGTTGACGATGAGCGCGTCACGTTTAACGTCATCGCTTCGTGCTGCAATACGGTTACTGCTAAGATTGCCAAAACGAGACCACGTCCGATCTTTCTGACAAGCGGCGGTGACTTTAGCATGAAGCGCAAAGCTAAGCTTCTGACTAAGTTTGTCGATGGGATGTTTTACCAGGTCGATCTTTACAACGTCATGCAGAGAGTATTTCTCGATAGCTGCGTCTTCGGCACCGGCGTTCTTAAGGTGTTCATTGAAGACAATGAGGTCAAGGTTGAGCGCATCTTTCCTAGTGAGCTTATTGTTGATGAGTATGAAGCTCGATATGGTGATCCTCGCTCGATGTTTCAGCGTAAAGTCATGCCTCGAGAAGTTGTCATGGGCCTCTTCCCTGCTAAGCGAGAAGAGATTGCAATTGCAAACCCGTGCGACCCCGAGGACAACACCTATAACACGGGTGATATGATTCAGGTCATTGAAGCATGGCACTTGCCGTCTGTGTCAGGGGGAGATGATGGGCGTCATGTTATATGTATTGATGGAGCAACTCTCTTTGACGAGAAGTATGAAAAAGATTGCTTCCCGTTTGTTACGCTTCGCTGGACTCAGCGTATGCTTGGTTACTACGGTCAGGGGTTGGCTGAGCAACTTCGTGGCATCCAGGCGGAGATTAACCAGCTTCTTCTCAATATTCAGGAGCAGATGAATCTTGCGACTCCGAAGGTGTTCCTGGAGCGGGGGTCACAGGTCGCTAAAGAACAGATTAACAACCAGACCTGGGGCATCATCGAATACGAAGGTCAGCCACCACGATTCTTCGTGCCGCAGACTGTAGCGGGCGAAGTGTTCAGTCACCTCGACCGACTTTATAACCGAGCTTATGAAATTTCTGGCATCAGTCAGTTGTCTGCGACAAGCCTCAAGCCTGCGGGTCTAGAGTCCGGTGTTGCTCTGCGTGAGTACAGCGACATTGAGACCGAGCGTTTTGTGATTGTTGGCCAAGCCTATGAGAAAGCTTTCTTAGAGGTGGCGCGTCAGATGATCGACCTAGCTAAAGATGCTTCTAAGAAGGGCAAGACCTACGAAGTTATCTCCTACGGCGACAAAGAGATTGAGAAGATCAAGTGGTCTGATATTAACCTGCGTGAAGACCAGTACCGAATGAAGGTATACCCAGCGAGTCTTCTCCCGACCACGCCAGCCGCACGTCTGCAGACTGTCATTGAGATGGCTCAGGCAGGGCTGCTTGATAAGGCGGAGACTCGCAGTCTTCTCGACTTCCCTGACATTGAACAATACAACAAGTTGGCGACTGCCCCACTTGATGAAGCAGAGATGTTGGTCGAAGAGATTCTCGAGAAGGGCAAGTATTATCCACCAGAGCCTTTCTCTGACTTGCAACTTCACTTACAGTTCTTTCAGCGGGCATATATCGAGGCCAAGATTAACGGTGCCCCTGAAGACCGTTTAGACCTCATGAGACAATATATGCAGGAGTGTTTCCGGATGCTCCAGCCACCGGCACCTCCTGTTGCTGCCATGCCAGGGGGTCAAACCCCAGCCGCCGGTGGTCCCGCTCCTGCCGAACTAACGCCTACGGCAACACCGCCGAAGGAAGCCATTGATGCGCTGGCAGAAGCAGAATTGCCAGCCCCACAAGTAACTGGCACCGCGCTAGAAGGTGTGCCAGTTTAAGGAGAGAATATGACTGAAGAGGGTCAAGTTGGAGAAGAGGTTCAATCAGTTCCTGATATGGGAGAATCTTCTGGAGGAGATGCTGGAGGAGCCCCTGGAGGAGGAGACGTTCCACATGAAACAACTGGAGCGGATGATAATAACGATGGAGTGGAGAGCAGCGATGCAGGAACTCCGCCCGAACCAGCGCCCGACCCATTCAGCAGGCGATTTGCCCAACTAGCTCGCGAGCAGAAGAAGTTGCGCCAAGAGCGCGACGAGATGAAGCGTCTCCAGCAGGAGTTGGATTCACGCAAAGGTACGGTCTCATCGTTTGACGACCTACAGAAACTTGCACGCGAGAACCCTTATGAGGTCATGCAGAAGCTAGGGCTAGACTACGAAGCTCTTAGCCGACAAGTCTTACAAGATGGCGAGATTACCCCTGAGCAGAAGATGGCGGGGGAGATGAAGCGTATGCGCGACGAGATAGAGGCGATGAAGGCCGAGCGAGCGGAGCTTCAAAAACAGCAGCAAGCAAAGCAAGCTGAACAACTTCAGACACAGTTCCTTGACGAAGTTAAGAACTTTGTGGACAATGAGGATGAGTTTGGTTTCATCAAGGCTAACGACGCCTATCATCACGTGGCTGAAGTAATAGAAAACTATTACAACACCACTCGAGAGGTGATGCCTTGGAAAGAAGCTGCTCAAATGGTTGAGGACTATTACGAGGCTGAAGCAGAAAAATACCTCGCGATACCGAAACTAGAGCAAAGACTCAAAGAGCGTTACGCTCCAGCGAAGACAGAGCCTGAGGCGAGGCAAGCACAAGAGGAAGAGACTGTAGTGTCTTCTGATACGCCGACAAAAACATTGACGAATACCCAAGCGCAGAGAGCGCCAGGGGATAAGTTTAAGTTGCCGTCTCGCGAGCAATCCATCAACGAGATTGCATCGAGGTACAAGTTTTTTAAGTAACGGAGAAAAGCTATGAGCACATCACTCGATTTAGATGCTGTAACTGGAGCACTAAAAGATCACTACAAGGACCTTCGAGTCCAAAACCTAGTTTACAAGGACAACCCACTTCTCGCGCTTATGCCTAAGTACGAAAAGTTTGGCGGTCAGCAAATGCCAATTCCTGTTCAGTACGCGACTGCAAACCGTCGTTCTGCTGACTTCAGCACAGGTAAGGCACTCAGCACCGCAACAGCGGTTGAGCGATTCAACATTACCCGAGTAAAAGACTACTCTTTCGCAAGCATCGATGGCGAAACCATCGCCGCTACCGAAGCAAAGAGCGATGCATTCATGCAGTACCTTACTCTCGAAGTAGACGGTGCTCTTAACGCAATTACTCGGTCTCTTGCAGTTGCGATGTATGGCGACGGAACCGGTCAAATCGGCAAGGGCACCATTAGTGGCGCATCAGGTTCAGGCGGAACAGTTACTCTGGATAGCGCTGAGCAAATCACCAACTTTGAAGTTGGCATGATTCTCAACACTGTAGCAGGTGCGTCTCTACCTAGTTCAGCAATCACCTCAGGTGTTGCGGTCAAGGTTGACACTTTGGACCGTGAGACTGGTGTATTCACATACACTGTTCCAGCTACAACGACTGCTCCTTCAAACGGTTCTTTCTGGTTCTTCCAGGATGGCGATGCTCAGAATGGTGCAACTGATCCAATTCGTATGGCGGGTCTAGGCTCTTGGCTTCCAACAGGAACTCCAGTAAACCTTTTCGGCGTTAACCGAACTAAGGATCGTACTCGTCTTGCAGGCGTAGACTTCACCGATGGCGCAACAATGCCTATCGAAGAAGCTCTTATCTCTGCAGCGGTTCGCACTGCTCGTGAAGGTGGCTCACCAGGGCACTGCTTCATGAACTACAAGAACTACGCTGACCTCGAGAAAGCTCTTGGTTCTAAGGTTGTTTACGATAAAGTAAGCAGCAACAACGCGGATATTGGTTTCCAGGCTCTAAGCATTGTTGGTCCTAAGGGTCCAATCAAGGTAATTGCCGACCAAAACTGCCCGCCTGACATTGCTTACTTGCTTCAGATTAACACCTGGACACTTAACAGCATTAAGGCTGCTCCACACTTCTTGGACATGGATGGTAATCGTATGCTCCGCGAAGCTGGCGCAGATGCTTATGAAGTGCGAATCGGTTTCTACGGTAACGTTGCTTGCAACGCACCAGGATACAACTGCCGAATCGCTCTAGCATAAGGAGAGTGAAAGATGGCTAACCGTAGGTTTCAAGATGTTCAGTCTCTCCAGCGAGAGACTAAGATCATTACAGGTGTGGTTGGTGACGGTGTCGCTAGCCTTCCTACAGGTATTAAAACAGCAGCAGCAGCAGGTTCAGCTTTGACCCTTACGCTTGATGACAAATACAATGATTTAGTTGGTGCGCATCTAACAGCAAAGTCTCTCACAGGAACTTTTACTCATGTAGAGGCTGTGGCTTTTAACACCAGCAACACCGTTGTGTTCACTGTTGACAACCTTAATGCCGCTGATGAGTTCTACGTGACGTTGTTCCTCAAGAACACTAGCGTGGACCGATAATCATGAAGGGCAAAGGCGATAGTCTTGCTATGATTCTCCTGAAGGCTAAGGAGAAGTCCGGGTCTTCTAAGGAAGATGATTACGCAAAGGCTAGGGAAGACTTAGCAAGCAGAGCAACTAACGCTATGAAGAATAGCGATGGTGCCGAGCTGATAGCGGTTATTAAAGATATGGCCGCTATCGACGCTGAGTAAGGAGTGGGGCAATGGCGACGTTCAGTGAGAGTACTTTAATCGAGCGTGCGCGTCGCCGCGCCGACATGGTGGGAAGTGACTTCGTAACAGATCCAGAGATTAGGGATTACCTAAACTCTAGCATCTCTGAGCTTCATGACTTTATGGTCAAAAGCTACGAAGATTACTTTGTCTCTGAGCAGACCTATAGTGCTCCTTTAGGTTCTGCCGGAGCCAACCTACCTGACGACTTTTACAAGGCTCTGGGTGTGGATTACACCTCTGGAGGGACTACGTCCTCACTCAGAGCTTACTCCTTTACAGAGAGAAACCTCTACAACTCCCCTTACGCTAACATCAACGAGCTTGCTTTCCCGATGTATCGGATTGAAGGCAACAAGATTAAATTCATCCCTGAAAACTCGCAGTCAGGAACCTTGGTTCTGTACTATGTCCCTGTTGCGACTCAGTTTTCCGCTACAGTCACGGAGATTACCAATGTAATCCCTGGCTATGAAGAATATCTGGTTGTTGCTGCAGCGATTCGTATGCTCATGAAGGAAGAATCTGACTTTAGGGCATTGGAGAATGAGCGCCAGCAGCTTTCCAGTCGTATCATTAGGGCGATTACTCCTCGCGATACCAGTGGTTCTTTCTCTATTCGCGATGTTCGTAAAGGCAGGTTTAGGAATAACCTAACCGTTTGGTACTGAGGTGAGTCATGAAGGGGTTTTCTCCTGAGCTACAGACGGACACTCAGACCACCAATGTTCAGCAATTAATCAAGAAGTTTGCAGACGGAGTTTCTTCCTCGGCAATCCTTGATGGCGTTTTAATTAAAGACGTTAAGCTAACCAGTGGTCAAAAGAATACGGTGGGTCATCCTCTTGGCCGTCCAATCAAGGGCTATATACCTGTTAGGCTAAGTAACACCACTGTGGTATATGATTCTCCAGGCGCTAATCCTCGTCCATCGAAGCAGTTTATCGTTAGCTGCACAGTAGATGTTACGGTAACTTTCTGGGTGTTTTGATGCTGGACAAGAAAACCATATCGCTTCCGTTCTCTCTTGGCATAGACCAGAAAACCTCTGATGGCACTGCTAAGCCTGGGGCTCTCGAGTCTACCTCTAACTCGTGGTTCGATAAATCAGGGAACATCAACAAGCGTAAGGGTTTCTCTGAAATAAGCAATGCCAAAGGATATGACCCAGCGTCGATTAACGGGCCAACAACTGGAAATATTAGTTCTGGCATGAATTCTTATGCCTACAATGAAGACTTACTTATAGCAGATGAAAACTTTCTCTATCGAAGAACTGCCGATGGTAAATTTCAAGACGTCGGCAGGGTAAGTCCATACACTTACTCTCGAGAAAAAGTCGCTGTAAGCGAAGACAGAAAAGTTGGATGTGTCAAAATGGAGCGCGTTCAATCTTCTGGGAGATACTATGACGTCATGGTTTGGGCTCAGGCTGAGCCTGTTAAGTTCCCTACCTACGAGCTTATGTTTGCTGTAAGAGATGTAGATACAGGATCCTTTATCCGAAGACCATATAGATTTTCATCTATAGCAACAGACGCCACAGACCCCTTTGTGGACAATTTAGCCAAAGCTCCATGTATTCGTCTTTTGAAAATTTCTGACTCTATATTATTCGTGGTGTTTAATTATGCGAACAATATAAAATATTTCAAAGTACCAGACTTCATAAATAACAGTTCTTCGTCTGTTATACCTGGAGCTATAGACACTCTTTATGATGGTGGCTCACCGGCTTCTCCTATTTTGCGTCATTCTGTTTTTACTGATTTTGCTATAGCTCATTATGAAGAATCATCAACTGATTACATTATACTTGCCTATACCACTGCAGGAGCATCTCCTTATCATAACCTCATAAAATACGAAGTATCTGGCGGTTTTCTAAATCACAGTGTCGAGTCTGAGGTTTACTTAGATCCATCTGTAACATCCAGTATACCTTTAATTAGCGAATCTTATTTTCGCACAGGCAATTCATATCTCCCAGGAATCCATCTGCACACTAATAGTTCAGGCGATTATTCTGTTATGCTTAACGCCAGCGGAAGTTCTATTGATGCCAACTTACAAGCAACTCCGTATATTCAGGCATTCAACCCGTCTACTTTGATTCAGTCAGATCCCGCTGTGACTCACGCAAAGTTATACAACAGAATCCTAATGAATGGGTTTGCTTATGGGTCAGGAACTGATTACCAGCATATGGTAACTTTGGCCTATGCAGGCTCTAAAGACCTTGGGGGGACAACATTCTCTCCTCAGCAATCTTCGTTCCCATCAGGGTTCTATGATACAGGCGCTGCTCTTTACGGACTTAGGACCGGTCTTAAAAGTCAAATAATAGAGGTTGCTTCCGGTGCTGTCGATGGAGAGGGTTACGCATATATATATCCGCAACTCAGTGCAGGCACTACACCTGCATATGTTTGGGCCAATGTAAAATCTGGTGGAGGGCACACAAGCCACCTGCATCTAACTGTTATAGAGCCAGGGTCAGGATTTGCTGCTCAGCTTAACGCTAATGGCGACTATGAGCTATCTAGTGCAGATATTAACGATATAAGAGATTGGATAAATAATCAGGTGCCAGCAATTAGCTTTGCATGGCTTTCGAGCCCTGCTCCTGTTTACGGGCTAAACCCACAGGAGGACGATCGAGGGCTTTTAACATCAGTCACTAAAGTGAGCGTTAGCACTAAGACCTCTGGCCCCTACGTTAGTTTTGTTCAAGATCTTTATCAAAACGCATCTATTGTATCTGATATTGCAAATAACTATTTTGCGGCGGCAAAGACAAACTACAATTACGGATCATTTAATACATTTGAATTTATATCTGATGAGTACGGCGTCACCTATGCAAATGCCCCTACCTCAGATTGTTCATCAACGACAATTAGTGAGCACAAAAGTATTGTTAACCAACAGTTAAAACTTTTTTCTGGAGTCTCTAACGCTACCTACTTCAACGTGGCGACAGAGCAATCAATAGTTTATGGAAGCAATGGATTGGTTAACGAGTTCATAGGCTCTAAAGTAGCAGACGATAATTCTCCGTCTCAAAAATACATAGAGCAGACATTTTGTCCTGCCATATGCACAATGAGGAAAACTCAGCCGTACGAAAGATCTTTGCCAGGTGTTAATGCTGGCTCTACTCTTTTAATTGGTGGCGGAACTCTTTTCTCTTATGATGGCCAAAAACTAGTTGAAAACGGATTCTACGAAGCACCGTCTTTTAGATCTGTTCAAGCGGCAAGAGTGGATGCGGTTACATCTAAACTCGAATCTCCTAAAACTTATTTTTACGCTGCGGTGTTTGAGTACACTGACGCCAAAGGCAACCTTCATGAGTCGGTTCCTTCTGAGGTGGTGGAAGTCGCAACTACTGTTGATGGCTCTGACCCTGAGTTGGCGGCTATCCATGTTCGTATCAACGTCTGCGATGCAAACAGAAAAAGAAATTACACTCGAGTAGCTGTCTACAGAACAGCCCCAGATGGCGCTCTTCTTAAAAAGATTGCAGTCATACCGTTTAATAACGGTGATAGGTTTGTGGATTTTATGGACCTTGGTGAAGATGACAATGTTTTCACCAATGCTCCTGCTATCTACACTGCAGGCGGCGTTCTTCCTAATTTTCAGCCTGGCAGTGTTACTGACATTTGCACCCATCGTGGCAGGGCCGTGGTTGCAACACCCAGCGAGTTTGTTCGTTTCTCAAAAGTAGAGCAGCAGGGATTTTGTTACTCGTTCCCGGCACCCAATTTTGTAATTGATTTACCTGCGGACTCTCGTCTTGTCTCCGGCGTTGAGAGTAACCCCAACTTCTTGGTTCTTTTCACTGAGTCAGATGTTTATGCTATTCAGGGAGATGGCCCAGATAACTTTGGTGTCGGTTCATTTAGTAAGCCTCAGTTGATTGGCAAAGGTCAGGGTGCTGTTAAGTATAGCGCTCATTTAGCCCATGCTATCGGCACCTTTTATCAGTCTCACCGAGGCATTTACTTGATCGCTCCTAATGGCCAAATAAATTACATTGGGGCTAACGTTCAGGATTCTGTTGGCGAAAACTTAATCCAGAGCATGGATTTGTTCGATCACGTAAACGAAGTCAGGATGCTGATTTATGCAACCGATGGAACAATCGGCACAGTGATTGTTTACAACACTCTGTATCAGCAATGGAGTCAGTGGGGCGTGAACCTCACTGGCACGTTTAAGGCTCTTGCTAATCAGTGCTTTTATCTTCCCCCTGATGGTGACCCCGAGGAAGCGCATATTATCCTAGAGAGAAGCGGCACCATTCTTCGGCAATCAGACACTGCCTATACTGATGCTGGCGGAGATTATGACTTGAGCGTTAAGCTTCGCCCCATTCAGGCTGCAGGTCTTCAGCAAGCTCAGCGCGTTTACCGGGCCATGCTTTTGTACGACTATGTCACTGACAGCACTTTAAACATGAAGTTTGCTCGTGACTATTTGTCCAGTGTAGAGACTCACACAATATCGGTAGGCGCTGTGACTGGCATTGAGCAAATTCGAGCACACCTAGCGAATCAGAAATGCAAAGCAATTCAGGCAGAAATTATCGTAACTTCGAGCGGAGAAGGGCTAATTCTTAAGGGTATAGCTTTTCAGATAGGCGCTCGTGCTGGTACCTTTAAGCTACCGGCTTCACAAACCGCGTAGGGGGAAACCATGGCTTATCAGGCAATTGATCCAAGCACCGAGTATGGTGTGTTTCAAAGAGCCCTTAGAAGCGGAAAGGGCCTAGACCCTGTGGTTTCTGCTGTGTCGGCCCCTATCGCTCAGGGCATCGTAAAGAGAGTGATGGCCCCAGAGGAGGCGAGGCGTAAGCAAGAATTTGCTGCCGCAAAAGCGCAGGGTGCGCTTGCAGGAAAAGGGGCAGAGATTGCAGGGCAAGGCCGCCTACAGATGCAGCAGGCTGTTGGTCAACTAGGAACCACAGCCGCAGCCCTAAGCGCTGCTGAATTGGCTGACTACTTCAATACCAAAGCTCAGTTTGATGCTGAACTGGCTAAAAGCCCGCAAGACGCACGTAAGTTTCTTGAAGCTAATCCCGACTTTGACCCAGGCGAAGCTGCCCTTCAAACGGTTATCGCTGGCACTGATTCTGACCCAGGAATCTCAGCGGCTCAAGCAGCGGCAGCACGGCAGGCGGCACTGACAGAATTGCGCCAAGCAAGAGTGGCAAAAGAATTTGAAGCGATGGCTCCTCGTAAGACTTTGATCGAGGCGATGGCGTCAGATCCTCAGATGCTGGAGGCTCTTGCGAGGCGTGAGCAGGAAAAAGAAGCTCAAGCCATCATGGCTGCAAATGCAGAGCGGCAATTTAGAGAGCAGAATGCTCCAGGCTACGGCGACTTAAGACTAGGTGAAACTCCGCAGCCTCTTGGTGTTGCTGACCGCCCCGCTCTAACGCCACAAGGCGCGAGGGAAGCTCAATCTATGCTAAATCAAATTGGCTTCAACGTTGGGGCTGCTGATGGCATCATTGGCCCAAGAACCCGCAGAGGCATTATGATGTATCAGCAATCTCTGGGCCTTCCTGTTACGGGTATTCTTGATGCTGTTACCATGGATGCTTTGAGGATGGACTTTGCGTCTGCCATTAACCCCATGAGCGCCGCTGAGCAGGCTAGAAACTTTAACGAAAGAGTTCAGCCTGTTTCTCAACAACTTCCTCCGTACATGAGACCAGGAGTTTAAGATGGGCTGGTGGACCGACATAAAGAGAGGCGCAACGAAATTAGGTCAAACAGTTGGTCTTGTGTACACTCCAACAAGAAGCCCTTATGGAGAAGAAGGGCTCACTCCCTTCCAGCAACAAAGACTGCAGCAGCGCAGAGAGCAGCAAGCTGCCATCGAAGGAAGACAGCAAAGAAGCGAGGCTGCTCAGCAGGTAGCGCAAGGCGTTCAACAGCAGCAATCTGGCCTTATGGGTCTTGGCGCTCAGTCTCGAGGGCCTTTCAGTGGTGCAGCCCGTCAGCAGTTTGGAGCGGCAGCATCTCAGGCAGGTATGCTTGGTGCTGGGCAGATGGCCATGGCAGACGTTGGGGCATTACAGGGTCTTGAGCAGGACATAACGGCATACGAAGATTTAGGCGAGCAGCAGAGAACCGGCTTTGGGCTAGGCGAAGAACAGCGCCGAAACTCGTTCGCGGCACAGCGATTGGCGACTCTTGGACAAATTGGAGGCGGTGTAGCTTCTGCTTTCCAAAAGTCCGATGAGCGTACGAAGACCGACATTGAGCCAGGCGAAGAGGATATTCGCAAGATGCTTGATTCGATTGAGGCCTATAAGTTCAAATACAAGGGCGACGATGAAGACCAAGTCGGCGTAATGGCTCAAGACATGGAGAAAACTCCCATGGGCAGAAGCAGCGTAGTTGATATTGGTGGCGTTAAGCACATCATGGAAGACCCCTCTAAGTCGCTTGCTATGATGAAGTACCTTGATGAGCGTATTAAGAAGCTGGAGGGTAAGTAATGTCGGGACCATATCCAACAACGTATTCTAATAATTTACAAATGAGCGAGCAAAAGGGCTCACCTTTAGAAGACGTTCTAGCTTTTCGTCGCAGGTTAATAGACGAAGCGAGTGAAGAAAAGCAAAGAGCGAGAGCAGCTAGGGAGGCCGCAAATCAAGGTATTGAAGCTGGTTCGGCTCCTGTTCGTGCTGTTGATTCTCCTGTGCTTGCTCCTGATACCCAAGTGCAAACAGATCTTTCTGGCCCAGTTGGCGACGCGATAGCAGAACAAGCGCAAGTTGCGCAAACTGCTCAGCCTAAAGAAGATCAATTTAAAAAAATCTTAAAAGAATACACAGCAGAAGCTGATCCCTCGTCAAGGGGCCTTAGCGAGACAGAGATGGCTCTATATCGCTCTCTTGGCGGTGGTCAATTTGTATCCCCTAGAGTCAGATATGCTGAGCCTCAAGACTATACCCTTCCTGCCAAGCAATATGAGAGAGACCTGGCAGAGATTGAGAGTATGCAAGCGCCTGAGTCTTTTCAGGAGGCTCAGAGAATCGCTACTCAAGAGCGAGAAAAGCTTAACGCTGCACGATATGAGCTTATGGCATACAACCCTAGCCCTGCTGGCCTTAAGGGTTTTAGCTCTAAGTTCTTTGCTGCTCTATCTATCTCTCTTGGCGAAATGGCCAGAGGGCTCCGAGGTGGCAAAGGCCAAAACATCGGCCTCGATATGATTAACAAAATCGTTGATGATGAAGCCCGCCGTCAAAAGCAAGAATATGATAGGCTTAAAGACAGAGTTAACTTTGCAGACAATGCTTACGCCAAGGCATATCAAGTTCTTGGTGACGAGAGACAGGCGTTCAACCTGACCAAAGACGCACTCCTCTCTCAAGCAGAGAAAAAGTCTGATATGCTTGGTGACCAGATTAAAAACACCGAAGCGTATCAAATATACAAGACCAACCTTCAAAATGAGCAAGCCAAGCTTAGAGCAGATGCCACAAACGCCAATGTTGAAAAAGGTCAAGCCATGGCTGAGGCTTACCTTGAAGAAACGATGAAGCTTAAAGCTCAGGGCGGTTCTCAATTTAAGCTTGATAAGAGAAAAGAATTTTTAGATGACGCTAACAAACTGGGCGCTGTATCCGCTGACGTGAATGAAGCTCTTGTAAGCCTAGATAAGTATCTTAATAATATTGGCGACAAGGTCATCTCTCCAAACGATAAACAGGGGATTAAAACTATTTTGAAAGAAGCCGCTGCTCTTCCTCAAGATATTAGTGAAGCTGACTTCTTTGGAAAGTTTAAAAGTATCATAACAAGAGACTTATTAGCAGACAAAGATCTTTTGGAGTTCTACAACGTTATCGGCAAGGTAGCATTCGGTCTCGCGTCTAAAGATCAGGCTGCTTCATCAATCTCTAACCGTGACGTTTCTATGTTCCGCGACTTCTTGGCAGATCCCGTCAAGAACAAACAAGCAATTAGGGCATACCTGAATAAGTTCAAGATTCTCTCTACTGCGGGCAATCTGTACAACCGAGTTCTCGCAAATTATCAGGGTCCTCGAGACCCCCTTAGAGTTGCCGAGGAAGCCAGGGATAAGTACTTGATAAGCCAGGGGCTAGAAGAAACAGAAGGTGTTTGGGAGTCAAATGAGACAAAAGCTGCAGAAAAAGCGCTAGGGGTATACGGCAAAATGAGGGAATTTCAGTAACCATGGTAGATCAAAGCGAATACCGATACTTCATGGGCCCTCAAGGGCCTTTGCGAGTTCCCTACAAGGAGGAGTTCGCTAAAGATCTATATGAGATTTACACCTCTGATTACTTTCGTCCTATATCTCAATTTGAGTTTGACAAAGAGCGCAAGAGAGCCGACCTTCGCGAAGAGGGCGCTGGTGCTTACCTCAAGGCTTTTGGTAAAGGCATCGCGTCTGACTTAACCTTTGGGGGCTCTGAAGCAGCCTACGCTGTCTCTAATCCTGCAGAGTACTTCGCATATAGAGAAGAATTTCCCGGCACCATGATGGCGGGCGAGGTCACCTCTGCTCTTGCTACCTCTATACCGGCAGTTATGGCTGCTAGTGCGGCCACTCCTTTGGCAGGCGTTGGTGCAGCAGGCGCTGAGATTGCAGAGGAGACTGCTCAGTTTGCAGCAAGGAGAGCGGCAGAAAAAACCTTTATGCAAAGGTTTGGTCAAGCGACCAAGTTCACCGGAAGTGGCGCGACTGCCTTTATTGGAGAGAGCGCTCAAGAGGCTATCCGTAAACAAATTAACGACAAGGTAAAAAACAAGCTCGCTCAAAAAATAGCAGGTGGAACTGCTCAAGTGGGTACTCTTGCTGGCGAGATTGCCACTGACGTTGGTATTCGTGGCATGGTTCGCGGAGCCGCTGAGCAGCAGGCATTAGACCCAGATTCTGACTGGTCAGACCTATGGGCAGCAGGTGTAGATACCGCAGCAGCAGACGTCGAGGCTGGTCTTAAGTTTGGCGGTTTACTTGTCGGTACCGCTGCGACAGCGAAGGGGGCCCTTGAGTTAGGCAGGGCAGCTAGAGCATCTAAGTTCTATCAAGAGGGCGTCAGCCCGATGGTGGCTAACGTAAAAGCTGCGATTCTCTCTAAGCCTGAGTTTAGAGCGGACAGCGCTAAGCTTATTGATGCGCTGCAGCGAGGGGATTCTGACCAGCTTGATCTTATGATGCGTGGCAATGAGGTTGCTACTCAGAGGACAAACTTTGAGGCGACCATCAAAAGCGTAAAAGAAAAGCTTAGCCTTAATAAATATCAGCGACAACTTTCAAGGCTTCAGATTCAAGAGGGTCTTGGCACCAGAGAGGCTGCCCGTGAGCAGGCCGATGTAGCTCGAGCAGCCTTTGATGAGAGCATTGGGGAAGCCAAAGGCGAACTTGATGAAGCTATTATTAAAAGCGAGGAGCAAGGTGCTGAGGTAGCGCAACTTCGTGAACAGAAGAAGACCGACGTTACTGTCCCCTTGGCAGAAAAGCGCGAAGTTCTACGTGAGCAGAAGGCTGATAAAAAGACCGCAGAAGAAGAGTTAAAGGCCGCTCAAAAACAAGCAGCGCAAGTCCTAGAGCCACGAGTTGCCAAGCTTCAAGAAGACATTGCTGCTGTCAATCAAAGCATCTCCGGCGTTAAGAAGGGTCTTCCTGAAGACATTGCCAAAGAGAAGCGCAATCTTGCCCAGGAAGTTCAATTCATTCAGGGTCAGATTGGTCAGCTTGAACTTAAGCTTGATGACGTAAATCTCAAGCAAGCAGAGATTGATGCAAAGCGTGCAGAGCTTGAACAGAAGAAGGATGATATTGCAGCCAAGAAGGCTTCGCTAAAGAATCTTGAAGCTCAGGAGCGTGGTCTCTCATCCAAAGAATCCTCAGAGCAAATTCTCAACAGAAGAGTCGCAGAGATAGACAATGCGATTGCTAACAATGCTCCTGATGAAGAACTTCAGTCTATGCTCGCTGAGCTTGAGCGGATTAACGGCGCTCTCAAGATTGCCGAGAACACCCTTACCGATCAAGTCATCAATGTGGCATATCAGAACTCGAAGAACCAGTCTGGTGCCATGCTGGCTATTAGCTCTGGCAAGAGAGCAGTTCGTGACCAGGCTCGAGAGTTTGAGGGCACCTTCTCTGGCGAGATTAAATCATCACTCGATGACACGTATAAGGTTCTTAGCTCTGATGAGTTCAAGGAGCTAACAGCACCTCCATCAGTTGCCGCAGTGGATGGCGGTAAGTTTGTCGGCGAGCAGAGTCTAGCGGTTAGGTCTCAGGTTCAAGCGTTTGAGCAGTTGCCTGACTTAAAGGCCACAAAAGAAATTGCCGACTCAGTTATGAAGTCCATGGAGACAACTCTTGGGGAATTTAGGGTTTTTAAGAATTTGGCTTCCAAAGTGAGACAGGCTCGAGAAATTCTTAAGGGTGCGGAAACACCAGAGCAACTTATGGTCGGGTATTCTTTCATCCTCGACGTTCGCAAGGATTTGGGTGAGTTTTATTCTGAATCATCAAATATAAAGTTACGCGACAACTCTGTCGAAAAGAACACCCTTAATGAAGTTTACAACAACGTCATCAATAGGCAGTTCCTTCGCAATGAAGAAATGTTTGGTGATGTTGCTGTAATTCAGGGAATTTCAGATTCGTTCAACCAGATTGCCGTAGATTCTTCTATGCTCAATAGAGGAAAGTACACCAAAGAAGGCTCGAGCCAACTATTCGATCGAGTGACAAGCGTTAACGATGAGATGAACCTAGCTGTAAACAGCATGGTTCAAGTATCTGAAGACCTAGCCGCAGCTTCACCTGGCGCAACAAGCCCAGCAGCGACGTTTGCCAGCAAGCTAAGCTCTACTGTGGACCCACTGGCTAGATCCCTGGAAGAAGTTCAGGGCAAGTACCTAGATGCCACGACGGCACTTAACGACCTGAACACCGCGCTCAAGCAGCTTATTGACCCAGATTCTCGTTTTGAACTTCAGACACTTGAAGAGCTTGCCTCTCGAGAAGACATGAATCTCTACGGCTTGTCTGACGTAATTACCACTCTGCGCAATAACTACGATGCGTTTCAAACAGCCAAAGCAGAGAAGGGTGAGATTGCCGGTGATATTAAGTTCTGGCGTAACCAGGTTAAAGACCTCACGATTCAGAAAAGAAACACCAGCAAAGATGTGTCTGCCGCCACCAGAGAACTTAAGAAGGCACGCAAAGACGCAGCAAAGGCTGAGGCTGCAAGTGCCTCAGTGGTTAGCTCAAGCTCAAGCACCGCAGGCGCCACGCGGGCTGCTATCGCTAGCTTAGAAGCTGGCAAGATTATCGATGCTCGAAACCTACAGAAGCTCAATGCAGAGAAGGCAGCACTTCGCCGCAGCGCCAACAGTGATCTTAACAAGGCAGAGAGAGCGCTGCTTGATGACATGAAGGCTCGCAAGGGTCAAAGCACCTCTAAGATTAACGGCCTAAAAGACACTGCCATCAAGGACATTCAAGAGCTTGAGGTAAAGCGTGATGCCCTTAACAAGCAACTTGAAGAGGTGTTGGCGGAGCCTGTTGCAAGCACTGGCAAGCAGCAGCAAGTTGTCGATAACATTAAGCAGGACATTGCTAAGACTGAGCAGTCAATCACCACACTTCGTGGCTCTCTCAAGTCAGCCAATGAAGCCCTAGAGAAAGCTAACAACCTCAACAAAGCTAGGAAGGCTGACGTCAAGACTAAGAAGTCTGCGCTTCGTGCTTTGGAAAAAGACGCCGACGCTGCCGCCGAGAAGGCAGTCAGAGAATACTTCGATGGTCTTCGAGAGTCTGTGGCGGAACCACGCAAGAAGCTAGCTGAGGCAGAAGCCCAGCGAGTAAAGCTTGTAGGAGAGCTTGAGGAGGCGCAAAGAGGGCTCGTAGGTCTTGCTACTCCAGACGCGAGTGCTCTTGAGAGACTAACTCAAGCCAAGAGGGCTCTCGGACCGCAGACTCTTATGGGCGAAGTTTTCACAGGTCGAGCCCTGGCATCTGCTGGTCTTGGTGCCACTGTTGGCCCTATGCTTGGTGGCGCTACCTTTGCTTACCTGAAGACCAAGGCTGACCCGATGGGTGCCTTTAGGCTGCAGCAGAAGATCACCTCTGCCGGTGAAGCTATCGCCAAGAAGATTGACAATAGCTTGAACCGACTGCTTAGCAATCAGCCGTTATCTCCTAGCAAGGCTAACGAGACCTATCTCTTAGGTCGCTCTGGTTTTGCCAAGATGCTGAAGTCGTATCTGGTCCTTCAGGACTCCCCTGCCTATGTGCTCACCCAAGAGCAAGCTCGAGAGCAGAGAGAGGCACTTCGTAAACTGTTCAGCAATCCGAAGCAGCTCACTAACCTGTTGGAGCGAACTGGCAACTCTGCCCCTGAGCAATACGCTGAAGCAGCGACTAAGGCGACTGAGCGCGTCCTATCTGTGGCCAATGAGGTTTACCCCGATGACCCGCCTAAGTCTATCTTCGACAAGCGGAAGGAAGACTTCACCCGCGAAGAGCTTGTGGCTATCTCCAACTTCAATAAGATGGCCCAGGACCCGCTCAACTACGTGCTCTATAAACTCGAGAATAAAACGCTTACGGCTGAGGATATAAACATCCTTAAGTCACTGTCTCCGCAGATTGCGTCTAAGGTAATGACTCAAATCATCACATCAATCGAGGATTCAGATAAGACTGTTCCGTTCGCGGTTCAGGTGGCGCTTAGCACTGCCTTTGGTCTTGACCTTGAAGCCATGGAAAACGTGGCAGGATTACAGAATTTTTTCTCACAGCCTAGCCCTACCGATCAGGGTCAGGCTACACTAAACCCGGAGGGAGTTAATCGCCTCAAGGGAACCGCGCAAGCGAACATGACTCAAACTCAATCCGTAGAGGCGGTTGGGGTTGTATAAAGGGGGCCTGACATGGCAACAATTGAAGGACAGTCAATCTATGTAGGGCAGATCGTTAAGAAGGTGACTTCTACTACTAACGTCGGTGCTGACGGCCCTATTTTCGAGCTTAACCACAAGGACAAAGTAACCGTAGCTGTACGCAATGTT